AAATCGTGGTGTTGAATGACCCAGAGTTGGAGCTGAACACCCCGCCGTTCTGGATGAAAGTACCGTTGATTATCGCACTATCTGCACCGATTGCAGCCGGGTTGTTGACCGACACGAACGACCCAACGGCAGGTGCTTGGAAATAGGTTCCGTACAGGTAGCCGATCGAAACGGTACCTACACCGGTAGCATTTGCGGATGCGTATGTTTGCGTACCGAGCAGGTTCATGTACGCGGTTGTGATGTTCCCAGAAGCGGCAGTGGTTGTGTCTGTGAAAGTAGCCGGGGACTGGATCAGGCTGATGCCGTTGGTGGACCAAGCTGGGGCAGAGGTAGCCGCGCCGCCAATGGTGACATTCCCCACTGCGGTGAGCTGCTTTGAGGTGTTGTTCCACGTCAGGGCGCTGCTTTCTTGCAGCACGGACCCCGAGTCGTACATGATCTGGCCCGCTGCGCCACCGCTCGTGGCTGTGGTGCCAACAATAAGTGTGCTTGGACCTGTTGCGCCAGTAGGCCCGGTCGGTCCGTTAGTTCCTGTAGGGCCGGTGGGGCCTGTCGGCCCATTAGTTCCTGCGGTTCCCGTAGGCCCGGTAGGCCCTGTGCTGCCTGCGGTTCCCGTAGGCCCGGTCGGCCCATTAGTTCCTGCGGTTCCCGTAGGCCCGGTAGGCCCTGTGCTGCCTGCAGTTCCCGTGGGGCCAGTAGGGCCGGTAGGTCCAGCAACGGTGGAGTTTGCACCCGTGGGACCAGTAGGTCCAGTAGGCCCCGTCGATCCGGTCGGACCAATGGGGCCAGAAAGATTGACGTTCCAGCTAGAAATCGTCCCAGTGCCAATAGTCGAAAAGACATTGACGTTCATAACGCCGCTGACGGCATTATAGCCCGTGACGATGCCGAACATTTCGTATGAGGAACTGTATGCAATCGAGACAACCTGCCCGATTGTATAGGACAATCCGGTGCCTACGGTTAGCGTTTGCGACCCAGTTGCAATGGTCAGGCTGGTAGAACTAGTCGTAGCAAAAAGACTTCCCTGCGGACCCGTAGCGCCGGTTGGACCCGTAGGACCAACATTGCCAGTAGGTCCGGTGGGTCCCGCAATGCCAGTTGGGCCGGTAGGTCCATTGAAGCCGGTCGGTCCAGTGGGGCCATTTGCGCCAATAGGGCCAGTGGGTCCGGTAGGTCCAATACCCGTAGGTCCAGTGGGTCCGGGCACACTCGATGCCGCGCCAGTGGGGCCAGTGGGTCCGATTGGGCCTACGGCACCATCAAGATTGATGGACCAAGATGCATACGTACCAGATCCGCTGACCTCAAGGACGTTCACAACCATAACGCCAGTGGCGGAATTGTACGACACGATTGGGCCGGTCATCCAATTCGTTGCGCTGTTGGCGATGATTACCGACTGAGCAACCGTGTACGAAAGGCCGGTGCCGACCGTCAGGGTCTGTGTTCCGGTCGCAATTGTAAGCGTGCTGATACTGGTGGTCGGATACAGCGATCCCGAAGACCCCGTGGGTCCCGTCGGTCCAGTAGGGCCATTTGCGCCAGTTGGGCCGGTCATGCCAATAGGGCCAGTAGGGCCGGTGGGGCCAACGCTTCCAGTAGGTCCGGTCGGGCCAAGACCAAGAGCAGCAATCTGCGAAGTAGTAGCACGGGAAGACGTCCCGGCCTGCACGACTTCAATCAGTTCCGCCCCAGAGAGAGACGTTACAGCGGGAAGATTCGGAATCGTAGTATTAGACATTTATTCCCGCCCCTATGTAGAGCTGACAGTTTGCCATCCAGTGGGGGTGTATACACACATCTTGCCAAGAGTTGTATCGTAAACAACAGCCCCTACGCTAGTGATAATAGCGTTTTTCTGAGCGGTTGTGTATTGCGGAAGTAGGATAGGCACTGGAGACGGAACGGAGTTGATCTGGTTTACCGTCACGCGCACCGATGTGCCAGACTGGACTGCCTCAAGGTATTCTACACCCGTGAGGGACGTCACAACGGGAAGATTCGGAATAGTCGTATTGGCCATATTATATCCCCGTCTGCGGAACCTGTACGTAATTATACGGCAAGCCGACATCTGCAGTTACAATTCGGCTTGTCCCAGTCAGAAGGCTGCCAGCTGGGATAGCCACATTTGACATGTACGTAAATGCCGTTGCGGTCGTCACGGTCACACTAAACAAGCCATCTGCCTCTTTGTTGGTGAGTCCGGCGGCAGAAATCTGCGCATTGGTAACAAGGCCGTGCGGAGAGGAGCACGTAACTGTAACCGTCGTAGTCCCAATCGAAGACACTGACAGCAGCGGCAGTGCTGCACCGTACTTTACTGTGCCATTCAGAGGCATGATAGCGTTCTGATCCACGTCATTGGGAACGCCCAATGGCTGCGTGGTCATGTTCTGCCCATCTTGCGTCAACAGCGTCGTAGTGGACGGAACGGGGATGCCAGTCACGGAGTCATAAACGGTCGGGGCACTGATCGTGCTATAGTCAGTCTCTGCGCCCGCAAAGTCCTGCGTTCTAGGCTGGACAATCGGCACTGGATCCGCTGGCACCACAATAGCCCGCAACTGCTCCTGCGGGGTGTCGAGGCATCGGTCGCATACCAAGATGCGGATGTTCTGCAGAGCAGCACCGCGCCAATCGTACTGCCAATGTAGATCTACGTGATTATACCTAAATCCGCACCTGTCGCAAATCGCATGAGCCTGCGGATTGCTCGAATCTGTTCTGGCCCGCCCAGACCGGGAAGCATAGGCCATTACCTATAATACCCTGAAACCATTGGGGAAATATAATACTGCGCCGTTTCCACGTTCTGCTGGACGGCAATTTGATATGCCTCATCCGCCAGAGGCTTGAGCAGCGCCATCTTATCGGGTGACCAGATCGACGCCAGACGCTGCGCTAGTCCGTACGCAAATGCCTCAAGGAAGTATCCGGGCATATTGACCGTTTGGCCATTGGTAAAGTTGGCGTCGTCAATCTGGCCCACTTGGTAGTAGCTGAACGACGATTGGGTGCCGTCAGGAACTGGCCACAGGGTAACGGTACCGTTAATCAGACGATCCTGCCAATAGGTCGTAGGAAAGCCCTGCTGGTCCTTATTGGGATACGAGGCATACTCCGTGCGGCTAATCGGCAGGATCAGACGGTCAATCGACTGAGCGGTTTCGCCAATCATCTGGGAAATGGCAACCGTTTGAGAATTGTTAAGGTTATAGCTAACTCCCGAGATTGCCTCAGAAGAAACTGTTATAGAATTATTCAGAACCCAATTGCCGCCGCTTGTTGAAACAATATATGTTCCGCTAGGAATGGAATTGCCAGTGATGGCCATTCCTACTGCCACCGAACCGCTGTTCGTGCTTGATACCGTCAGAACACCGGCGGTGATGGATCCAGTAAACGAAGCATTGTTTACGGAAGTAATCGTAGTACCATTGGTAATGGATTGACCAGATATTACTGTTCCAGATGAAAGATAGACATTGTTTGTAACAGTCAGCGTCGTGCCATTGATATAGCCGGTGAACACTGTGCTGCCTGTGGTCACATAGGCATCAAGCATGACGATATTGTTGCTGGGAACAGAGTACGTGGATTGGCCTTGCACAAGCGGAATGCTCTGCAGAGTCACCATCCAAAGGTTTACACCTTCAGATGACCAACGCCCCAGCAGCAGGTTTGCGGCCATACGGGCCGATTCCATGTGCTGCTGGGTAATGGCAGTGTTTCGGATCCCGCACAGATTGAATGCGTACAGGACCAACTCGCCCAATGACGGGTTGTAGTTATAGGTGCCACTCGCCGTCATTGGCTATTCCTTACAGAGTGCCGTCGTTTTTGATCAAGTACCCGCCAATAAAACAACTCACGGAGCCGTTGATGCCGCCACTGTTGGTCTTTGCTTGCCACTGCAGGTCGCAGCCAGCCGAGTAAGGGATGGGGACGGTGAAGGGGATGTTGAAGAAGCCCGTGGAGAACGGGGAAATCTGGGCCTGCTGCGTGTTCTGGTTATGCGGGATCGAGTACCCGTTCAGGACCAGAGTGGAGGGCAGGTTGTAGAATTCCTGCGTCTGGAACAGAACCGCCTGATTGGCGAGCGTGCTATTAGCCTGAAGCAGGGTCTGGTAGAAGGTGTAACCGTTGGGAACAGTGTACACCGCCATCTGCGTCTGGCCAAAGCCGGGGTTGATCTGGCCATACACTGTCGTGCTGACTTTGGCCGTGATCGTGCCGACGTTGGAGAAGTTGGTGCAGTACAGGCCATTGACGCGGAGGTAGGAGTTTACCGACGTGACGGCGGTCGTGCCATTCAGTGTCAGCGTTTCCGACTGCAGGTTGAAGTTTGCGTCCAGACCAGAGATGAATACAACCCCGGTGTCTGACGTGCTCGAACTCGCGAGGGTAAGCTGCGATGCGGTAGACAAGTAGGTGTAGTTGTTCTGCGTGGCGTTGTTGGCCCCTTCCCAGACGGTCTGGGGAGTAGTGGTATTGCCAATTCCCGATGAATAACCGAAGATAGCAACCGGCTGATGAAACGTAATCTGGCCACGTCCGACTTGCAGATCAAATGGCTCATTCCGGCCAGTGCGAGTGATCGACGGACTAACGGTCCCGGTGGTAACAAAAGCTGACATATTACTCGCCCTTCTTGTGGCCAGCGCGGGCCGCTGCTACGTTGTCTACTAGATTTGGGTAAGGCCGTCCAGCGGCTCTTGCTCGCGCCTTGGCATCTTGCACGCTTTTGCGGTTCAAATGCTTGTGCTCAGCATCGCTAGGCGCTTCCGTTTCCCAGAACGGCTTCTTCAGCATTTTACGTCCCACCGCTTCAGCGCCAGATTGATCCGGCTGTTCGGGTCATGCGCCGTTTTGGGCGATGCCAAGCTATGCTTGAGTCCGCACATCCGAGTCCTAAAATTCTCACGCCGTTGCGCAGCTTCTGGACTATGCTCAGCTTCAGATGCGGTCACAGGGCGCTTGATGTTGTGACCTTCCGCGCGCAGTGATGCGCGGCCCTTATCATTCAATCCACCAGCCGGGGATTGGCCTTCTTTGCGCTGCCAAGTGTCAGACATTGCAATCTCCATAGCAAAACGGGGGCCGTTAAGCCCCCGCTCGCTTTTTAATGGACTAGATTGGCCTCAGAGGCCATCCATTTCCATGTCCAGCTTACGGCCCTTGGGGACTTCAGCCTTGGCAGCCGACGAGAACGGGTGCGATTCACACGAACCACCCGACTTGCGCGGCTTGCGGCCCATGTGATGCTCGGCCTTTTCACCATGCATTTCTACATGCTTCTTGCCGACCATGCCGCCACGCTTGCGCTTTTCGCGCCCCATGGTCGATTCGTGCTCAGGACCCATGCCTTCTGCACACTTGCCGCCCGACTTCCGCTTGGCGCGGCCACCGCGCTTACGCTCTTCGGCCTCACGGTCGATTTCGCGCGCGTTGGTACGTGCTTCCGGGTGGTCGTGCAGGTCTTTTTCAGCTTCATTCACACCGCCAGTGTTACGGTGCTTGCGCATGTGGCTTTTCATTTAAGCCTCCTTAGTAGACGATGTTACCGTTGCCGGTGGTGTAGCTGTTGTAAGCCTGTGCGTACTTCACAACCAAGGTTGCAACGCCCGAGCCGGTATTCGTAGAAGTGACAACAATCTGAACGTCGGTCGGCCCGACGTTCAACCAGTTGGAAATCTGCGTAGCGCCGGTTCCGGGAGTCACAGTGACCTTGCCAAGGTTGGTGCCATCAACTGCACCAGCAGTGGTAAGTGCGGTAGCCGAAGCCGTGGTGCCGAAGCCCAAGGTCTTGGCGGTTCCCGTCCACCCAGTCGTCACAAACAGATCAATCGAGGTGATGAAGCTGTTTGCCGGAATCACCAGCGAGGTCGTGTAGACGCCTGCCGAACTTCCGTTAGTCGCCTGATAGATAACCTGCGCCTGAACCATATCGGTCCAACCAAGGTTCTGTTCACCGCTGCTGCCACCGACACCGGCAAGATTGCCGGTGCCATCGCTGTTAAGTACGTTCCCTGCGAACAGGGGACCAGTAAAGGCTGTAGCTGACATATTTAGTCTCCCTTACAGCACTATTACGAGGTCGGGAACGAACCGTAGATCGAGCGCCAGTTGTAGTACCCAAACGAGTACCGCTCATAGCCCTTGACCAGCAGGTTGTCGGTCACAAAGTCCACCTGCATGTCGGTTTCGAACTTCACGCGTTCCATGTACGACAGACCGTCGATGTTGGTCAGCAGGAACCAAGCATACGACGAGGTCAGGAAGTCGTTGACCATGTAACCTTCAGGCAGGCCACCAGCAGTCGACAGGATCGCGTTCACGTCGTTGTCGGCAGTACCCGGACGCAGTTCCGTCTTCGTCAGACGAATTGCAACGGGTTCAAGCTGCGGCGGAACGATCAGCTTACGACCGCGAGCAAACACCTTCAGACCAGCCTGATCCTTGAAGTTCGTGCGGATTGCGATCATCGCATTCAGCAGCGTAGCTTCGTTCAGGTCAACCTGCGTCGAAGGAGTGTTAGCAACCGTACCACCGTCAATCGGGTGCGAAGCCGAGCACAGCGCAACGCCGTCAGCGCCGATAGCGGCGTTGTAGGTGGTGGCGGTGTTCAGAATGTTCGCGCCGTAGATTTCCTTGGTCTGCTGAAACGATTCAATCAGGCCGAGGTTCGACGGGTGGAACTGCGTCTTGTACAGGTTGTCGTCAATGGCCTTACGCGTGATGGCATAGCCCAGCGCAATTTCATTGTGCTCTTGGTTGTAGATGTAGCGTTCACCAGCACCATTGTCGAAGGAGGTCTGGCCGCCTTCAGTCTTAAGCTGGGCAAGACCGAGGTAACGCATTTCAGCGGTACGTTCGAGAGCCAGCTTCGAGTCGTGCTTCGTGAAGATCTTGTCGTACTGAGACGGAATCATCTCGTACTTGCCCTCAATCCCCCGGAGACCGGGGAGGAGAAGGTCTTTAATTGCTGAAAGATTAACAGCCATTGTGCCTTACTCCTTAGACGGCGGTCAGATTCTTGGTTTCGACGTTATTAAACGCCACAACCGCGTAGTTATATGCACCCGACGAAGTGCCGTTGGCACCCGGAGGGTTGGCGGGAAGCGACACAACACGGAACGGAAGCGTCGAAGTGGTCGCAGGAGTCACCGTGATGTCGATGTAAGCGCCCGAGATACCCGTCGAGGTATTGCCGGTGCCGTAAGCGAACTGCACGTTCAGGCCGATCTGAGCAGCAGTCAGACCAGTCGAAGACGAACCGCTAACCTGCGCAAGGAACTGCGCATTCGGATCGTTGACGATGTAGGCTTCCGTAACGCCTTGGTTGGCGCTCGAAACGTCCGAACCCGGCCAATAGTTCGACCAGACGGTGCGCTTCTGCGAAGTCGAGAGGTACTTGCAACCTTGGAAGATGCCAGCAATCGTGGTCGTGCCGGGGCCGGGGCCAGTGGTCACGCCAGCAATTGTGCCGTCCGAAAGACGAAACACTGGGTCGCCGTAGAAGA